AACTTCATCGTATTCCTTACTATGGCTAATGGACATATGATAGTCGAGTTGACTTTTGCCCATGGCAACAATGGCAATTTTCTTGCCTTTTAGTTTTTTAAACATTAGTTGTTCCTTGCGGCATTATTTTAATATTATCATGTCTTGCTTCATCTCGTACATCTTTAAATTCACCAAGAAGCTTTAACATGGCTAAAGCTTCTTGAAACTTAGTTTCATATAGCATAACCGTGTCTGGTGAAGATTTCATAAAAACGGCTCCTTCCACTAAACAGCCATAAAGCATAGCATTTGGTGCATTTTCTGAAAGCCAACTTTTATTATCATCTCCCACAGTTGTCAAAGATGCAGGTCTATAGTAATAGTGTAATTCAGCAGTCAAATCACTTGAAGGAGTAGGAGCCACAATAAAAGTAGTATCATCAAACTGGGCATAGTAAAGGGGTTGTCCTTCTGTCGTTGCTATTGGGGTATAATCTCTAATCCAGGAAACATGCTTAAGCAATAAATAAGTATAACTACTGTCTGAATCAAGAACTGCTAAACTATAAGAAGATAAAAAATCTGTGGGAGTGCTTAAATAAGTGTTGCCATCTGTAAGTGTTCCTGTTACATTTTTACGAAAAACAGGAAGCTGCACAGCTTTTAAGATTCTTTCTTCTGTGGTTTGAATAAAAGTATCTAAAGTATTAGTAAATGTTGTTTCAGTATTATCTAAATAATTCTGAGTTGCTGTTTTTAAACCACTGTATGTAAATCCTGCCATTATCCTGTACTCACTGTCACGTTACCTAGTTCACTTGTTCCTTCTTCCCCTTCAAATTTACTACCAATAGGGTCATCTGTAAATGTCATTGCATTACTTCCCGTTGAATCAATAACTGCTGAAGAAGGGTTTGTAGTAGTGACAAGCCCTAATTGTGCTCGTGGTAAAGGAACTTCTGGTCTAGGGTTCCATAAAGACTCAGCATCTCCTGTTATTGAAGGAGGATCTAATTGTGGCTGTTTAGGTTCATAACATTCAACACAAACTCTATTTCCATTCCATGTCGTTTTTGCAGTTATATAGGGGTATGCCCATCCACAAGTATCACAGATAAACTTGGCATATTTACCGCTTGCATATGCCATTAGATATACTCATGTTTAGGAACAAGCCGTATAGAAGAACGATCTTCATCATATTTCAAAGCGTTCATTAAGTCTTGTTCATACTGACCCTTCAATAGTTCTACTTTTTGAACATTCTTTTTTAAACATAAATAATAAGCTAGTCCTGAAACTAAAGGAGGCATAAACCGACTGGGGATATCTACATCATTAACCGAAGCAGTAGAATCTTGTATTCTTTGCCAAACATAGTAAATGAGTTTATCTGTGGAGTTCTCTGGTGTTGGATAAAGATGAATTACAGGAGTCTTCAGTCTTTCTAACCAATATTGTGTTGGTCTAGCTTTTGTTGCTTTAGTAGGAATACCGATATATTCATTACGGTCAATTCTATCTATGGAGTAATCCGTAATAATACCACTGACAGTTTTTTGTATATAGGCATCTAAAATGTCTATGTCATACGCATTAATGTCATATTCGCTAGTTCCTTCTGTTAACGTGGTTGTTGTTTTACTAACTTCCCACATTTGAACACCCCTGTTTGACCAATCAGCAAACATGATGTTCAAAGAACGACGAGCCGTGACTGCATCGTACGAAGTGCGCGCTTCTAAACCCGCAAGTTCGTATGCTTCCTCTATTGCGACTGCTACATCTAAATTAAATGTACGAGTACCCGAAGTTGCCATGATCTAGGATCCTGGAGCTTCATAGTATTTCAAAAATTCGCACCATACAGTATACTCATTCCCTGCATCAGATGTAGAGGGGATAACAAGCAAAACATCGCCTGTATAGCCAGATGCTGCCGTATTTTGTAATCCGCCTATAGTGCTGAAATCAAAAGAATTGTCATAAGCCATAGTTAGAAAAGTAACATCGGTAGTGGCATCCCAATCAAGAGAAGCAGGAGCATCAGGTGCTCCACTTACTGTGTACCAGATTCTATTTAATGAGACGTGTGCGCAAGAGCCCCCATTTAAAGTAGATGTATTTAGTGCAGAAACATCTACTAAAGTGGTACTGCTTGCGCTTCCGTCGGAATAAACAGAACAGTAAACAATGAGCTTCTTTTCGCCATCATCCTGATTAGTTGGACCTGTGACTGAATTAGCCATAATTTACCCTCCCTGTTAAGCGTCAGCAAATGGTGTTACTAAAGTTCCTGAACCAAGTAGCTGTGCTGCAACATGGTATTTAGCACTTGCCATTGCAGTAATAACTACAATGCTTCCTGCTAAACCACCTTTGGTTGAGCCATTTTGTGTAATAACATCGTTGGATGCGCCAGAAATAAAGGTTTTGCCTGCTGCACTGTCATCAATACCCGTATAAGCACCTCCAACATATTTATCTGTGCCATCAGTTGTGATGTCCATGTCTGTTGCTGCCGTTACGACAATAAAAGTGAATTGAGCTCCTAAATTACATAACTGGTTTGGGTCCCCTTTGTCCGTAGGTTCTGTAACAACAATGCTGGGAAGTGTAAACACCCCGTCCGCATCATTACACAGTAATACCTTACCAGCATGAGAAGCCACTGTAATAGTCGTATTAGCCGTTAAACTAACAACAGAGCTATAGCCTGCACTTATAAAACCAGCTAGTGATCTGACTGGACCTGAAAAGGTTGATTTTGCCATAATTTTTTCTCCTGAAAAAATAAGTCCTACCGTCTTGGCTTGTCTGCTAGGTCAGTCTGTAGGACAAGTTATCCCTAGATACTTTCATTCTATATCATTAAATTTAAAAAAGAAAGGGAGCCGAAGCTCCCTTTTCCTGTAATACTGAGTAAGAAAGTCTGCTTATGTTATAAGCAGTGTATTACATCTTCCATTAAGCTCCTGGTGAACCAAAAATACCTCTCCAGTCACTCCATCCAAAACTATACCGTTCTCTAGCCTTGTATCTTACATTACCAGTTTCGAAGTCTCCTTCCATATTGGTTGATACCGCTGTTCTAACGAAATGTTTAAGTCCGTTAGGAACGTCAGTTTTGATAAACCATGCATCTGTATCTGTTAAATAATGGTTAACAACATATCCTTCAGAGATCATTCCCATGTTTCGGATTGCGTTAATATCATTGTCAGATGTTGCGACACGTCCTGGAGTTTCCATAAGTCTATCTGCTACGAACTGCAACGCAGGCGGAATTATCATTTTCCTAGCCTGTGCATTAACCTTTAGATTTCTTTCATCTTTGAAAGCAGCAATATCAATCAATGCTTGCTCCAATGAAGTTTCATTAAGGTCTGCTGCCGTAGATAGCTCATTTTTCATATCCACATTTGCTACTGTAGGATGATCGGTAGTCATAAGAGCTTTACCATCTCCTCCTACATACGATGAACTGAAGCCATTATTTAAAACATTAGCTGCTTTAACTTGCTTCGTTTGTTGCATCGAACGTGCTAGTGCCCTTGTATATCGAGAAGAAAGCGTATCGTAGAGATTATCTTCGATTGCTTCTTCTGTCAAGGCAAATGCCAGTGCAATTGTTTCATGAGTATAACGAGCAGTCCACGATTCTTGTGCAGTATCGTAGATGACAGCCGCGCCTTCACCCTTGACGGGTGCTTCCCCAAATCCACTTAACATTACTTCTTCCTCAAAAGCTCTTTCAGAACTTTCGGTGTCGAAAATGTCTTCGTGTTCATTGTTGTAACGTTCATATTCTAGTCCAAAGAGAGCATGAAGTCCAGGGACAAGTTCTTTTACGAGTTGTGCTCTGTTAATCGCCATGTTATTCTCCTAATCAGACTGCGAATGTTGAAGTTGGGAACGTGAAGTAAGCTCTTGCATAAGCACCTATTGCATTGCTTGGTGCTAAATTAAAGCCTACACACAACGCCACACCACTTGAAGTAGTCGCGGTGACTCCTTCTTTCGACCTACCGTTGGTTGAAGAACCTGCGGTTGTTGAGAGGGTGTATTTACTGCCGATAAAACTTACTGCAGGAGTACCTGCTGTAAATTGAGCTTCGTAAGCGATCCCAGGATCATTGTATACTAAAGCTACGGCATCAACGCTACCTTGTGTTGCGGTGTCTGCTGTCCATACTTTTGAAAACGTAGGTGTGCCATCAGACGCATTATAATAGACCCCATAAAAAACACCTATAGGAGTGCTTGTCGCACCTGCTTGGTTAACATAACCACTTGCCAGAGTAACCACGTCACCGCTATAAATAGCTGTATCATACGTGCTTAGTATTCTCATTCTTGCAGGACGAATAACACCACCATACATGTGATATGCAGGGGTAAACCCATCGGGTTTATCTGTATTAGCCATAATTATCTCCTTTGCTATTACAAGTTATTATTAATCGTCGGAATTATTCCTACTACCAAATTCGACCTTTGAAGTCCGTTGGATATCATTATCCTTGATGGGCATTCTAGGGTCGCTTTCCCGCATATAGTTGTGATCAACACCTTGCATCGCCGTCTTTGCTTCATTTTCAAAATAAGCAGTCCGTTCTGCAGCGGTCTCAATCGGTACTTTAGCGAGAATTAATCCTCCGACACCTATAACTCCTGTGTTGCTACCTTGTTCAATAGTCGGGGCTTCAAAATCAGGATAATCTTCTGCTCTCACAGGTTCATATCCCTCTCTAATACGTTTTGACATATTAGATTTATCATCTATCCCTCTTGTAGCTTCACGAATCCACCTGAATTGAAATCCAGGAGGAGGGTTGGGTGCGTCTAACATAGACGGGGGTGTCCAAGGCGTTCTGCGAGTTTGAGAGGCTCGTGTCTCGGCAGATCGTGAGTTTCGATCTGGGGTAACTTCTGTATTTTTAAATTCATCGGTCATTTTATACTCCCTCAACATGCTTAGCATATTCTTCTATTGGCACATTCAGTCGTTTAGCTATTGCTACCTGACTGGGTGTCAATTTTACTTTGCGTGACATTTTTCGTCCACTAGCACCTCTGCTAGAGGCAGCAACCTGTTGCACGGGGGCAGATTGCTCTTTTGAAAACTTGTGTGGGAAATTCTCCGCCATAAGCGAATCAACTTGGGTATAATAATTATTGGATGTAGGATCAACTCCTTGTTCTACCAATTCTTTATGTATACCAAAAGCTGCAAACGTCATTGCCTGATCATCTCCAAACCATGGGTTCCTTTTTGCCCACTCCTCAGCTTTTGGATCTGGTCCTGCCACTTGAGGTTGTAAAGTCGGCGCATAGGCTTGTGCAGGAACTTCTTGAGTTTGCCTTTTTTCTCTGATTTGTTGCTGAGCGGATAATCGTCTAAGATTTTCTGCTTCAGCACTTGCTCTCGAAAGTATTTCTGTTGCGTTAGCAACTGCATCCGTATCTCCTGCATCTTGAGCCTCTTTTAAAAGTGTTTTGGCTCTTGCGATATCCGATTGTACCCTATTGTCGTACTCTTTGAAAAGGGAAGAATCGGAATTCTTTAGCTTTTCTTTTAATTGAGAATTATTTTGGGTAATACTTTGAGCATAATTAACAGCTTCATCCCGCTGTCTTTCTGCTTCCCGCATTTTATAAGTTAGCTTATCAATACGTTTTTGTACAGACGCACTTATCTCGTCTAACTCTTCTTTTACGGGTTCTGGTTCTGCTGCTAAAACTTCTTCTTTAATTGAATCGTCTACATCTGCAGCATGTATGTCAACTTCTCCTTCGGGAAGTTCTAACTCTATTTTTTCTGCTTCTTCTGGCATGGTTTCCTCCATGTGGTTATTATGATAAAATTGCTTCTGGATCGTCTATAGTAGCCAATATCTCATCGTCATTTAGAAGGCGCATGTCGCCACCTTCTATTTGAAAACGAGCACCAGCATATCTACCAAAGATAACCCAATCACCTTCTTTGCACCAGGGTCCTTCTGGGAATTTATTCAAATCACCATAGGCGTCTGAGCCCATGGCAACAACATAGCCTACAACAGTTGTAAGTTTTTCCTTCTCAATTGTTGTTTTAGCAATGTGAATTCCTCCTTTAGTGACTTCGGGTAAACTAAAAGGCAATATTAAGATACGATACCCCGTTGGACGTGGTAACTGATCTGCATGGGAGTCTAAATTTTCAGGAGTAATGGCATCAGGAGACGCTACTAACGGCTCCACTTCACCAATACTTCCAAAATTTGCCACCCTGTCTGGAACAGCTTTACTAGTCATATGCATCCTCCATATTAGAATGTAAAGTTTGAATCTCCTGTTCAACGAAACTCAAACCTGCTATTTCACCAACTATCCTTTGGTATTGAATAAAATCCTCAATACTTCCAGCAGCCAGTGTCTGCGAGAGAGCATCTTTTCTCTCTCGAATTTTACGGAGCAAATGCTCCGTTACCTTGATATAGTCCATTAATTACTTAATGGATCTGTACCAAAGAAGTCCTTTAGTTTGTCCATAAGCAGCTTTTACTTTTGCTTTTTCAGGTTTATCCAAGCAATAGCCCGCTTCTATAGACTTTGTTTTGGTATCATCTTTCATGCTAGGAAAACTAGGGGCTGCCTTTGTTTTCTTAGGTGAAGGAGACGGATATTTGTCATTATCGTAATACTCACGCATCATTATTCTCCATTTAATTTTCTGCTCTCTCGAACGGTTTTAACTAACTCAGTATAATTCTTTTCGGCATCAGCTTTTGATTTTTGTTCCAATTCCTGTAAATCTATTGCTGCTTTTGTATCTTCTACCCTTAGATCCGCTTCCATCTTTTCACGTTCAATTTGCGCATCCAATTGTGCTTTATCCATTTCAACTTGTTTGTCTCTCACGTCTTCTTGCTCTTTTTGCATCAATTGTTCTCTTTCCAGTTGTAGTTGTTCTTCAAACATTTGACGTTGAGGATCAGGAGTCTCCATAGCAGCAGCCAACGCTTGCGCTTGCCCTGTAACCTGTTGTGTTGCTTGTGCTGCCATCAACGCTATTTCGTTCATAACCTCAGGCGGTAACTCTTGATCCAATGGAGGTAATGTCTGACCAATTACCTGTTCAATCTGAATTCTGTACAACATCGCTTGGTGTTCCTGAATATTTGCTCCAATAGCTTGTGTTGCCTGTGGATTTTGCTGAACCATGGGATTTTGCATAAAAGCGCTGTGAGCCGCTATATATGCTTCATGATTTTGAAATTCAAAGGCTTTTATGGGATTTCCCGTTAAAACTGCCTGTTCTTCCGTAATTGGGTCACGAGGAGGTATTTCCTGCTCAGGGGGCAATATAGCGTCTATATCCTTTACATTTAGTGCAATATACATTTTACGGTACGCTTCTCTTAAATCATGCAATTCTGGTGCTGCTTGTGCCATTTGCAACTGTGTTTGGGCTAATGTAATTCTTTGCGTCATGCTAAAGATATTTGGGTCACTTACAGGAATTACATCAACACTACTGTCAAAATCTTGCTGAAATACGTTTTGAGACGCCCCTTGTACCTGATATGGGTACTCAGGAGGCAAAAATTCGCCAAAAATGCGTTTTAAAATCTTAAATTCGTTTCTTTGAGCATAATGAAGCCTTTTATGGATCGCAGACATAACTTTTTGCCCTTTTTCCAATAAAGCCACGGTTGTGCCCACAGGAGCTTCAGAATTCCCGTCTCCTGTCGGATCTTCCACAGTAGCCGCAAATCTTTTGCCAGAATCAACCAAAGAGCCTAATAATACCATTAAAGTATTGCTGGGTTCCTTATACGGCAATGGCAAGAACGAATCTTGCAGTTTTCCTCCTGGAGCGTCTACATCACGCCATTCTCCAGGCTGTAAGGGGTCATCATGACGTTGAATATTCAATCCACGGGATTTAAAGCCCGCTGGAAGGTTGGCAAGCGTTCCTGCATCAATTAATTGCCGTAAAATCGCCGTAACTGACTTGGTTAAGCCTCCCATCATGTGAATTAGCCCAAATCCGTAAAAACCCAGTCCTGGAAGGAACTTATAATGGGTAAAAAACTCTTTTTTCTTACGCATTGGGTCTTTTGAATCGTAATTTGGTCGTATTGCCAGAATTTCATTGTTATCTTTGCAAATTGTTACGACATAGGGCAACCCTACCCCTGTTTCTTCACCATTTTCGCCTGTATCCTGATACCCTTCCAAGTCCAAGTCCACGTGTACCTCTAATAAGGTGTACTCTTCATCGTTAATTGTTCGAGTTAGTCCCTGAAGTTCGTCAAGTTTGGCATCAACCTCCGTAATATCTGCACTACTTTCAGGAGGATTCATCTCAATGTCTCTATAAAAGCCAGAAAGCTGTAATTTGCGTAATTCGTTCTCTGTCATATGAATTACATGCGTAATTCGAGGCGAAGTCAGTAAATCTACCGCATAATAGGGTACAACTAGGTCTTCTGACTTGATAAAACGGGCAACAGCCCGCCCAACACCAGGATCGTAGAAAACTTTTTTGAATGCGGAGCCTGATAAGGGCAAATAAAACAATAATTGATCCATTTCTGGGTCATATTCTTCCATTTTGTAGGTAATTTGGTAATTCATGAAGTTTTTTACCCGATTTGCCTTTTCTGACTTGGCATCATCGCTTATACCCAAAACTTCAGTGTCTACTGGACCGCCTGTTGGCAATAATTCTTTGTAAGCTTGCGCTTGAAACTGTGTTACCGCTTCTGTGAGTATCGGATGATGTACTCCTGAAGCACCAATAAAGGGTTGTGACCTAGATTCAGAAGTTAAGCCCAATAAATCCAGTCCATCGGTATAGGTTTTAAACCAATCGTCCCTAGAATCCAGATCATCCTCGTAAGAAGCAACTAATTCAGTTGCTATGGTGCGTAATTCCCGCTCATCCAATGATTCTGCCAAGTTTTCACCAAATTTTGCCGAAGTCTGGTCGGGCATATCGCTGCCACGGATAACAGAACCATCGGGCTGGATAAAAAGCTCGGTTTCTTCTTCAGGCTGTTCCATAATCTCTATTTCAATTTCCTGAGGGTTGGGAACGCTGGATAAAGGTTGTCTTTCAATTGCCATATCGGTAAATCATACTATTATTTAATTAATAATAAACCATTTCTCTAGGATAATATTCTTCAGTGTCAAAATAATCACTCGTTAATTGTAAAAAGCCCCCTTCCCTGAACCGTGCTAATGCCAACGTTGTTGCATCAACCAGATCATCGTTTTCGCCATTGGGGAAATCACTGATTTCTTCTATTAATTCCTCGCCCCACCTGTTTTCTGGGATCCAAATTCGTCCATCCTGGAAAATAGGGGACACCGAATTCAGTCTGGCTATCTTGTCTTGTCCTTTTCCAGGAGAAAAAGTGTTAACAGGGATCCCCACTCTGCGTAATTCCTGCACTAGGGGCAAACCAGACGCTTTTGCTTCAATAATGACCGTATCGGGGTTCCAAAACTCGTATAAACGCAATGCTTCTGCTTTTAATTCAGGAAAATCAAACCGTTCTTTGATACAATCAATCAAAATTAGGTGTGCATCGTTGCCCGTGTACATTTCCTCGCCGATTTTCCCTTCAGGATAAAAAACACCCCACGTGGTTATTGCAGTATAGTCCGCTCGTTCACTTTTCAAAAATGCCGTATCATAGCTTTGAATGATGTAATCACATTTAGGCGGCTTTTCTTTCTCCCAAATTTGAAACCATTCTTTCGGAATAATGGAAATTCCTTCCCCTGTCGGTCTTTGCATGTACTGAGAAGCCCACTTGGAAGGGCTGACAGACGCTTTTATGCTGTCCAGTTCCGTTAGTTTCCAAAAATTGCCCCAAAGTGGGCTACCTGACGGCAAAACTGCAGGAAATTCGATCAATTCCCATTGATCTGCCTCTTTTTCCTGTGCCATTCGCTTGATCAAGCGCCCTGTCAGATCTTTTTTAGACCAACGGGTCATCACAATGACGATTGCACCTCCAGGCTGCAACCTTTGTCGTGGACCTGTCATGTACCACTCGTAAGCATCGTCCATGGCTTTGTCGGACATGGCATCTTGCTCGGAATGGGGATCATCAATAATGAACAAATCCGCACCCCTACCTGCCAAAGCACCTCCTGTACCTGCCGCGTAATATTCCCCACCTTTGTTGGTCAACCACTTACCTGCACTACGGCTGTCCGCTTTCAAGGCAGTATCGGGGAATAATTCATTATAATCGTCCCGATCTATCAAATCTCTGACCTTACGCCCAAAATTAATGGCAAGATCCGCGGTATGCGTTGCTTCTATGATCTTTAACCTTGGATTTTTGCCCAAAAGGTACGCGGGGAACAAATGAGAGGCAAATTCACTTTTGGTGTGTCTCGGGGGCATATTGATGATCAAACGCTTTAATTTACCCTCGGCTATTTTGTCAAAAGCTTCTGCCATTTTATAGTGGTGATCGCCTTCAATAAAATCCGACCAAATAGCTTTTACAAAATTCATGAAAGTGCTTGTGGATTTTTCCTGAAATTCCCGTTTCTCCAGTTCTTCCAAAAGAACGGTAAATTCCTTGGCTTCCGTCTTTGTCAGATAAGAAACATCAATACTTTTCAAAGCTTTTAGCTTATCAGCGTTAGTGGTCATTTAGGCTTTTTATTTTTCATGTCCAATAGCATCTGTACAAGTTGGTTTCTTTCATCCAGATCCGCTTCATCAAGGAATTTATTAAATTCAGCTGTTTGCTCAGACATTTCTTTCGATAACTGTCGATGTTCTGGTGTCAAATCTTTTTTCCAGCCCCTTTGAAGGTCATCATAAAGTTTTCTAATTTCTGGAGTGGCATTAATAATGCCTTTGGGTTCAGGGGTTTCTGTTGCTGCTTCATGAGTTGTTTTAAATCCACCTGTTCCAGATCTTCGTGCACGACCAAGACCAAGCAAAATTTCCTTTTCCGCATCAAGTTTTGCTGCTTTATTCACTACATCAGTAATACGTTGATTAATTCCAGTTGCAACTGGAATTCCAGCTTGATCTTTACCACTGAAACCATGCTTCTTTAACCAATCGTAATAAGCGTTTGATTGGTGGTAACGAAGGTTTTTGATCTTCTCTTTTGCATATAATCTAGCAGTTACAGGACTTATATTTGGATTTGTTTTTAAAAGGGCGTCTTGAAGAATGTCTACTGCTTCAAGTTGTTCTTCATTTAACTTATCCCATTGTGTTCTAGGTCTACCAGTTTTTGCAAGTCCAAACTCATCCGCAGTACCAATAAATTCAGAGGTTTTTCCTTGTCGCATCTTTTCTGCTGTTTCTTTCTTCCATCCAAGAGGAAGTTCCTGTTGCTTTAATCTGTCCTCAACTTCACCAATCTCTCTATTTATTCTTGTTTCTGAGCGGTCTGCTTGCCTTTCAAGTCTTTCTGCATCAAATCTATCTCCTTTATTGCCTGTTTCATCATAACTTCTCCAATTCGACTGACTTCTGGCTCTTAACGCAGGGATCTTTTCGTTTAATTCTTTTTTCAACTTTTCAAGCGCTTTTTTAAGTTGGGATGAAGACATCCCTGTAAAAAGGCTGCCCGCTATGAATGCTGATCCCATAAGGGGCTGATCTTCACCCATCATGAATGCCCCTTCCCGTATGGCTTGGACATCACCCACGCCTGGAGTCATCTCCGTGCCGAACGATAAATTACCAGCAACATTTCTGGCATAAGCGGGATCGGCTAATGCCTTGAGAAAGGGAATCTCTTTTTCACCAGCAAACTGCCCTATGCCTGAAAGGAAACTTTCTATTGCCTGTTCCTGCTTTTCAAACGGTCCAGGAGTGTACGCCCGCATTTCGTTGCCGCCGTAGGAAGCCAACAGTTCATCCATGATTTCTTGTTCATCAGACATAAGGGGTCCACCGTATTTCTTTTCTTTAAAAATATCTTGAAGTGTAATTTTCTCTTCGTTAAGAAAGAGACTTTCAAGAAAAGTTGGAAAAAGATCATTAAGTGTTGGGTCAAGCAGACCTCTATCTGGTCTATCTCTATTTCTATCCCTTCCCCGCTCTATTTCTTCAGGAGAAGACGAATACCAATCAGGAGAAAGATGAGGAAAGTCTCTCTTTCGAATTTCTTCAATAGCCCTATAATACTCTTCTTCTTGATTACTCATCTTGCAAGTATATGTTAAATGCTATCCTTTTAAAAATAATTCTGTTAAAAGTAAAGTAGTTAAAGCTTGGAGTGGGTTACTTAGTTCGCCGCCTCTTCTTCGTCATCCAATTCTTTATAATAGCCCACAATATGCAGTATCTGCTCCAAGTATCGGGTAACTTCGCCCATGGTCATGGATAAATTTTCATAACCCTGTGAGGTCAACCCATAGTACGCGATCCGTGGTTCTTCGCCCGCTTCCAAGTTCTGGAGATACTGCTGCATAATATCAGGGGATAATATTCGCCACTCCACTGTCGCTGATTCAATCGGCTCGGGCAATGGGGGATGGTAAATCGGTGCAGTTCGTGCAACCGTAACCACTTCCACGGGTTTTGTTTCTGGTGCCATAGATTTTACTCTTTTTTCTCCAAACAAGGAAAAAGAGGTACAACCATTAATTAACAGTAGCAGCAGCAGTATCAGTAAATTCTTCATCAAATTGGTCTGGGTTGGTTATTATAGTCAGGTTTTCCAACACTCTGGCGGAGGCTTTATTGATCTTGCCCTCCAACAAAGCAGGTTTTGCCAAAGCCATGCCCTCAAGATTGTGCTTAGCAAATTTATTTCTCAAATTTGTCACCTGAGCCTGTGATTCACTGTAACGTGTATTCAAGGTCTGGATTTGTTGCTGAGTTTTCTTGGCATTCTCCAAAACCTGAACAATCTGTTCATTCTGTTGTTTGACTGTATTTTCGAGGACTTGTTGATTATTGAGTGCTATTTGCAACGCTAGTTCCAATTTTTCTATCTCAGCTACC